GAGATTTATCAGGGTTTACTCTAACATTTGAAGGAATGGAAGAAACAGCACCTTATTTCTTAAATGCTACACCAACAGCATCAACTGAACAAGTTGACCCAACAGCATAATAATAGTTTTTTTTACTTAGAAAATCAAGCATCCTTAATGGGTGCTTTTTTTTTGCCTGAATGATTGTACAAATTAGATAAATCTTTACGTTATATAAGTAATGATTATATTAACTACATCAGCCAACCCACAAGCATTGTCAGTTATTCCTAGAGAATATACTGATGCTTTTAGTGTATCTATTCGTGATGACAGTACAAATGTTATTAAATATTATGATATTACTAGTGCTGTAACTTCAGGAAATTATCTTAACTTTAATCTAACATTTAATCCTATCTTAGTAGAAAATCACTTCTATGATTTAAGATTATACATAGATTACAATTATTGGAATACTAATTATAGTTTTTGGAATATATCAGACCAAATTTGGAATGTGGAAACTGAAGAAGTAGATGATATTTACAAAGATAGAGTATTCTGTACAGACCAAGATGTAGATCAATTAAATAAGAATGACCATTACGAAATAAATAAAGGTCAATATATAACATACGATGGGTATGATAATACATACATAGTAATATGAAAAAAATAAGATTAAGAAATGCTAAGGGTCAATTTAAAAAGGCTTCAAAAGTATCAGAATTTGGTTTTGTAAATTTAAGCACTTACACAAGTCCAGAAATTAAAGAAGTAAATGGTAAAAATTGGATTGAATATGGAGCAGATAATAACTATTTTCAGTATTTAATTGACAGATATAATGGAAGTCCTACAAATAATGCAGCAATTAATGGCATAAGTCAAGCTATTTATGGTAAAGGACTAAATGCTACTAATGGTAACAAAAAACCAAATGAATATGCACAAATGATTTCTTTATTTAAAAAAGAAGTTGTTAGAAAATTGTGTTATGATCTTAAATTAATGGGTCAATGTGCCATTCAAGTCATATATACTAAAGACAGAAAAAAAATAGCACAATTAGCACATATGCCAATAGAAACTTTAAGGGCAGAAAAATGCAATGATGAAGGTGATGTACCTGCATATTACTATTTTAAAGATTGGGCAAATATAAAAAGAAGTGATATTCCACTAAGAATACCTGCTTTTGGTATGTCTAAGGAAAATATAGAGATTTATTACATTAAACCTTATAAGTCTGGTTTTTATTACTATTCACCTGTGGACTATCAAGGTGGTTTACAATATGCAGAATTAGAAGAAGAAGTATCTAATTATCATTTGAATAATATTATGAATGGTTTAGCACCATCAATGCTTATAAATTTTAATAATGGTACACCAAATCAGGAAGAACGTAAATTAATAGAAACAAAGATTGCACAAAAGTTTTCAGGAACAAGTAATGCAGGTAAATTTATTCTTGCTTTCAATGACAACAAGGATAGTCAAGCAGAAATAACACCAGTTCAATTATCTGATGCACACAATCAGTATCAATTTCTTTCAGAAGAAGCTACAAAAAAAATAATGGTAGCACACAGAGTAGTTAGTCCTATGTTATTAGGTATAAAAGACAGTTCTGGTTTAGGTAATAATGCAGATGAAATAAAAACTGCTTCATTACTTATGGATAATACTGTTATTAGACCTTTTCAGGAACTTTTAATAGATTCCTTTGACCAAATACTAGCATACAATGATATTGCTTTAAACCTTTACTTTACGACCTTACAGCCACTAGAATTTACTGAGGTTGATAGTTCAATACAAGACAAGGAAGATATTGAAGAAGAAACTGGCTATGAATTTAATAAGGTAGAACTTAAAATGATTGATGGTCAAAAGGCTTATGACACAATAGAAGAAGCTGTAAAGGTAGCAGAAGAAAAGGGATGTAGTGGCTATCACGAACACGAAGTAGAAGGTGTTGTTTATTATATGCCTTGTGAAAGTCATACAGAACTTAAAGCACCTTGTTGGGATGGATATGAGCAGATAGGAACTAAAATGAAAAATGGAAAAAAAGTTCCTAATTGTGTTCCATTGTCTGAAATGAAATTGACAGAAGAAAATGAATTACAAGAACTAACAGACCAATTATCAGAATATGGACAGGATGAAGCTGATCTTTTAGAAAATTATGAATTAATTGATGTTTCTGAAGTTGATTATGAAAATGATGATTTACAAGATGAATTAATCAAAGAATTAAATGAAGAAAAACCAAAACAATCTACACTTAGTAAAATAGTAAATTTAGTAAGAACAGGACAGGCATTTCCTAACAGAAAATCTGCACAAGATGGAGTTACTAAACAAACAGGATTACAAAAATTTATGGTTAGATACCAATACGCACCATTAAAAGTAGATAATGATGGTAGAAAGTTTTGTAAAGCAATGGTTAGAGCCAAAAGAATATACAGAAAAGAAGACATCATTAAAATGGGTAAACAACCTGTTAATCCAGGATTTGGTGTTAAGGGTGCTGCAACTTATTCAATATGGTTATATAAAGGTGGTGCAAGATGCCAACACAAATGGTTTAGAAAAACATATATGCTGACTTTAGATGGAGATAAATCTTTAGTTACAACTACTAAAGCAAAGTCATTAGGGTTTAAATTTCCTGTAAATGACCAATTAGTACCAGTTGCACCAAAAGATATGAAATACAAAGGTTACACAAAGGCATATTGGGATAAAATGGGTTTTGGTAAAAAGAAAAAAAAGAAATAAACTATGGCAACAACACTTTTTATAAATCGTACTGATTTAATAAGAAATTCTATAATGGATGGGAATGTCGATACTGACAAGTTTATCCAGTTTATAAAATTAGCACAAGAAATTCACGTTCAGAACTATATGGGAACTAAGTTGTATGATGGCTTAACTGCTGCAATCCCTAATATAGATCAACCTGCTAATGCCAGATGGAAAACTTTATTAGATGATTATATAGTACCGATGCTAATATGGTTTGCACAAGTAGATTATTTACCTTTTGCTGCCTATCAAATTAGAAATGGTGGTATGTTTAAACACAAATCAGAAAATTCAGACACAGTAAGTAAAGAAGAAGTAGATTACCTAACAGAAAAGGCTAGAACTAATGCTGAGTGGTATTCTAGAAGATTTATTGACTTTATGTCTTTTAATGAAACAACATACCCAGAATACACAAGCAACACAAATGATGATATATACCCAAGTTATGATGCAACATTTAATGGTTGGGTACTATGAGATATAAACCGAAAGAAAAAAATATAGAAAAATTAAAAATATTTCTAAAAAAGATACAAAATAATAAAACAAAAAAATTAAAGTATGGCAACTCTATTTAACACTAAAATTTCTGCAACTTATCAGGGTCTATTTAAGACAATCGATAATGCTGCAATAACTGCTTCTTTAAAAGAATTAACAGATGGTTCAGGAAACCAATCAGGTCTTTATGTAAATACTGCAGGAGATTTTAAGGTTTCAAATATATTAGAGTGGGGTTCATTAAAAGACACAGGCACAGGAGTTACTATAACTCGTTATGTAACATCAACTGATGGAATAGAAAACTTTAATAATAATACTTCACTTCCTACAAGTGCTGCTGTAAAACTATATGTAGATAGTAAATTTGCTACTTCAGATACTTTACAGGAAGTTTTATCTTTTGGAAATACAACAGGTGGAAAAGATATTGTAGTTTCTGCTAGTGATGACATTACTTTTACTGATTCTAGTAAAATATTAATGGGTGCATCGAGTGATTTACAAATCTATCACGATGGCTCAAATTCTTACATTAAAGATACAGGCACAGGAAACTTAACTTTAGACACAAATGGTTCACAAATAAATCTAGGTGGTGGTGGAGAAAACTTTGCAGTTTTTAGAAAAGATACATCAGTTGATTTATATTACAATGGAACTAAAAGATTTGAAACAACAAATACAGGTGCTTCTGTTACAGGTAATCTTGTAGTGAGCGGAACTATCACAGGAGCAGGTGGTTCTTTCTTGCCACTTGCAGGGGGTACAATGACTGGAAATCTTAAGCTTAATGATAATGTAGAATTAAGGCTTGGTAATGGTAATGATTTAAAAGCATATCACTCTGGAGCAAACACTTATATAGAAAATGATACTGGAGATTTATACATAAGAAGTAATTTTCAGGACAGAGATATTATTTTACAAAGTGATAATGGTGGTGGGGGTATTGCTACATATATTCAATTAGATGGTTCTACAGGTGCGGTTGAGTTAAGTCATTATGGCTCTAAAAAATTAGAAACAACCTCAACGGGTGTAGCAGTTACAGGTGCTTTATCTACTACAACAAATGTAACAGTAGGAGCAAATGCAACTTTTGTAGATAATGGAAAAGCCTTATTTGGTGCAGGTTCTGATTTAAGAATTTATCACGATGGTACTGATTCATTAATAAGAAATTATACAGGTAATTTATATATTGCAAATAAATCAGATGACAAAGATATAATTTTTCAAAGTGATGATGGCTCAGGTGGAGATGCTACTTATTTAAGAATAGATGGTTCAACAGGAGAAGTTCTTATTGGACATTATGGGTCAACGAAAATCACAACAAAAACTGATGGTGCAAAGGTTACAGGTAACTTAGAAGTAACAGGCACAATTACAGGTAGTGGTGGTTCGTTCTTACCATTAGCAGGTGGAACTATGACAGGTAACACTATTCATAATGACAATGTAAAATCTATTTATGGAACATCTAGTGATGGATTAGAGATATTTCACAATGGCTCAAATAGTTTTATAAAAGACTCAGGCACAGGTTTACTTGTTATATCAACAAATCAGCTTCAAGTATATAATGCAGGAATAAGTGAATTTATGATTACAGCTACTGAAAATGGTTCTGTTGATTTATACTACGACAATGTAAAGAAATTTGAAACTACATCAAGTGGTGTTACAGTAACAGGAAATGGAGCATTTAGTGGTAATGTTACAGTTCCTGATAGTGCTTTTTTATATGCAGGAAATAGTGATGACTTGTCTTTAACTCATAATGGCACAGATTCTATTATTAGAAACTATACAGGAGATTTCCAAATAAATCAAGGTGCAATAACAAAATCAATAGTATTTAAAGTATCAAATGCAAACGTACTAGATACAACCGCTTTAACAATATCAAGAAATGCTGATGCAAGTTTTGGTCGT